GCTTGTCGAAAGTGTTGGCGGCTCGATCAAACGGCTCCAGTTCTTGAATGTGGACATAGAAGGTCTTAGTTCGCTTCAGGATCGTGTGGCCGAGCTGGGAGATCAGCTAGAAGCTGATTACGAAGTTATGGACGAAGGCGAGGGGTCGGAGGATCAGTAAGGTTTCCTCCCGGCCTTCCCTCTGCCCCTTGCTTTACGGGAGGTAATGATGACAAAGAAAGAAATTTTGGCCGAACTCAAAAAGCTCAAGGAAACCGTGGCGGCTAACGTGCAGAACCAGACAATGACCGAACTAGATAAGGCCGAGACATTGCACGAAGCCAAGGAGGCCATGGGTTACGCAAAAGGCGTAATCGCCGGAATTTCCGCAGTGTACGAAATGATCGTCAGATGGGAGGATTTTTAAACTATGCAGTATGATGAGAAATTTTTTCAGTCCGCCACGGCGGCTGAATTGCGCCAGTTCAAGCGAACGCTGAATCTGGAGGAAGTCACGGAGTCTCAGCTTGAGGCTCTGGACGATCTGATTATCGAGCGGGCTGTGGAGGAGAAGTACACCAAGCTCACCACTGCTCAGGAGAAAAAGGCCAAGGCCAAGCAGATGGACGAGCAGGCGTATAAAAACTGGCCTGAGCTTAAGGATGAGGAGTCCGAGTTCTACAAGGCCGTGGACACGTACATGGGGGAGCATGGCCTTGATCGTGAAGACTCTCTGCTTGCTGCGGCAAACGCTGTCGGCCTGGACATGGGCCTTCAGCCTGCTGGCCGTAGGGACGCTGGTGGCGATCCCATGGGAAAGATTAAACCCGCTAAACCTACTGGTGCGACCAAGAAGGTAGAAGACGAGTTCTTGTCCAAGACTGCCGATGTGCGGCGAGACTTGGCGAACTTGATCCCGGTTGGTGACGAAGACTTTTTGGAACGTGTCGCCGCCCGAGCAGAGGCTGACCAAGGGGAGGAATAATGGCTAAGAAAGTTCGACAGGTGTACGATCAGGAAGTGATGCGTAAGGTAAAGGAGGATCTGCCAGTGGTGGCCGGTCTGATCTTTTCCTGGCAGAACCCGTATGCCAATGAGAAACTTGGATGGCGTATCTGGGAACCAGTGCGCCGAGATTCCGAGCTAGGCCAGCAGGTTGAAAAGCAACTTGGTGACCTGTTCGACAAGTTTCAGGGCCTGAATGAACAGACTGATTATTTCATGAAGGGCCGCGACTGTATGCTGTCATTTGCCAGTCAAGAACGATATGATGCGCGACAGGCCGAAAAGCAAGCTAAGGCCGATGCCCAGCTTAAGATGGTCGAGACTGGTGCCGAGATTCGGCACACACGCATTACTGACTTCCCTGGCCGCAAAGACTAAGTGTACACTTTTATTGGGCAGTCGATTGCTACCCGCCTGTGTTTGTTTTGCTTTAAAATTTACACCCTAGAAGGAGGGTAGTTAAATGGCTGTTTCTATTTTCGATGGCCCCTTTGGTCTTCAGCCCGCGTCCGAGTGCAAAAAGTACCGCAAGTTGCGTGTTGCTCCTGATGCTAGTGATAAGATTTATAAGGGCTGGCCTGTGTCTATCTCCAGCGGGTATGCAATCCCGTGGGTTCTTGGACTCAAGGCCGAAGGCGTGGCGTGCCATCATGTTGATGCCACTCCCGGTGTCGAGACTGAGCTGATCATTACTGACGACTATGATATGGAGTTCTACGCCCTGATGGATGGTGCGTTTACCTTGTCGTCCGATGTTAATCGTTGGGGGCCTCTGGTTACTGCTGGTGGCGAAGCTGCCGACCATAGTGAGGGCGTTGTTGACGAAAGCGCGCTTGTTGCGACTTTCCCCTCTACGGCTACTGTAGTTGTGCAGGTTCAGGGTCTGGCTACGGAAATTCCGAACAACGCGAGTACCTACGTTGCCAACAAGACTCCTATTGTTCGCGTCAAACTCGTTAACTTCGACCACATGGTTGATACTGATACTTAAGGAGGTGACTACTAATGGCTCTTAACCGCACTGCTCTTGATAATTTTTACGCTAACGTAAAACCTTATCTTGAAGAAATCGTCGGCCACGACTTCAAGGAACATCCTATGAAGTTTGCCGAGTTCCTGAATGTCAAGTCCACCGATACTGGCTGGATTGATGGGGCTACTGTCAGTGGCTTCACTCTGTTCCAGAGTAAGCCCGAGCTGGTTGATGCCGCTTCGGATGACATGATCCAGGGTCCGACTGCTCGTGCCACTGTGGTCACCTATGCTAAGCAGCATCTGGTGTCGCAGGAGGCCATTGAGGATAAGGAAGGCAACAAGATCGTTGCCGCCCGCATGCCTCTGATGCTCAGGGCTGGCCGTGCTACTCAGGAAGTCCTGGGGCACGATGTCCTTAACAGTGCACAGACCAGTGTTACCACGCCTGATGGTGTGGCCCTGGTTAGTGCCTCTCACTCCACGCTGAATGGCACCACTGGTGATAACATTATTACCACCGCCATGTCTATTGCTGGAGTCGAGGAAGCTATCTTGGCCCTGGAAGGTCAGGTGGATGACCGTGGTATCCCCGTTTTCCAGAAGGCTGCCAAGATCGTTATTCCCAACGCTCTGCGGTTTACGACCGCGCAGGTGTTGGACAGCACGATGGAGACTGCTTCTCCGTCCAGTAACTATTACAGCAATGAGATCAACGCCGTGTCCCGCGAGGGTCTGGCCGTTGTGGCTTCGCAGTTCATGACCAGTGATGTTGACTGGTTCCTGCTGAGTGATGATCATATGCTGGATTGGTACTGGCGCATTACCCCCGAGAACTGGTCCGAAGTGGACTACGTGAAGTCTGGTGTCCGTATTGGCTCCCGCTTCCGTTGCGCTACTGCGGCCTGGGACTGGCGTGGTATTGTTGGTGCTAACGTCTAGTAATGCAATATGTGGGGGTCGGGATACCCGGCCCCCGCAATTAGGGAGTGTGCATGAAGGACTCTGAGGCAAAAATTGATAATAAGGCGGAAGCACTTTCCGCTTTGCAGAAGATTGCGCGTGACGTACAAGCCTTAGAGCGATACTATCGAGATAACAAGATTGTAACATTTAAACCTGTTGGAAACCAAGTAAATTTTTTTGGCTCTAACGCCCGCACAAGGTTGCTATTTGGGTCTAACCGGAGCGGGAAATCTGTGTGTTCAACTGTCGAGGAGATTGCACACTCCCTAGGATATCGGCCCTGGCTACCAGAAGATCACCCTGACCGCATTGTGCGGCTTGACGATGGGAACCCAATCCCTGTTCCTAATCGCGGGTATCATCTGCTGGAGAACTTGAAGGTTGCCGGGACGCAAGTATTTCTTCCGAAAATGGAAGAGTGGCTACCAAAAGGTGTAGCCAAAATAAAAAAGAATAATCAAGGACACCCTGTAGCTGTTGAATTTAACAACGGATCGGTGATTCATGTACTAAGCCAGGAGCAAGCCACAACGGCATTAGAAGGTGCTTCTGGCCATTTTGTTGTCAGCGATGAACCCCCCACACGGGACAAGTGGATTGCGCTCACCCGAGGATTGATTGACTTTTCAGGCCGGGCGTGGATCGCAGCAACGCCGATCAAGGCATCTCACTTCATGGCCGAACTAATGGCCGAGGCGAACACCCCAGGCAGCAGCACAGAATTAATCTCCATCAGCATTGACGACAACCGCAAATCCCGTGGGGGGCATCTTGAGGATAAAGCAGTAGACGAGTTTATTCGTTCGCTGCGCCCCGATGAACTACAGTCCCGCTTGCACGGGAAGCCCGCTCACTTGGCGGGAGCCGTATTCAAGGCGTGGGAACCTAGGCCCCCTTTCTTGGTAGATCCTTTCGATATACCGGAGAGCTGGCCCCGAATGATGGCGATTGATCCTTCGCCGCGCAAGCCTCTCGCCGCTGTATGGATCGCTATTAGCCCCGACAACACATGGTACATATACCGGGACGTATATACTGACTCGCTTATCACTATCAAGCAGTTCAGCGAATACATCAAAGAGGTTGAGGGATGGACACGCCGAGCTGATGGGACATGGTACCAAGGGGCCGACTCAGAGCCAGTAGTTCTCCGTCTAATTGACACTTCTGCTAATACCTTTGAGCGGGTGGGCAACGCTACAACGAGAATGGCCTTTGGCCAACACGGCATATCCCTAATGTCCGCGTACAAGATGGGATACATGGCCAGCATCGACAAGATCAATGAAATGATTATGGTCGATGAAACGTTTGAGTGGAGTACTGGGCCGCAGCTAGTAATCTTCAACAACTGCCCCAGGGTAGTCCACGAATTTTTGAACTTTGTATGGCAACCAGAGTCCGCGCAACATAAGGCTACTGGTGCTGATCCTATGGAGAAGCCCCTCAAGACTAATGATGATTGCGTAGATTGCATTAGATACATGGTCATGACCAATGCCAAGTATCATTCATTAGCCCGAATGTTGCGGCAAGGACGGGACGTATGGTAAAAACTAAACCGGCATTTCTTAAAGAACGTGGAGAATACTTCTGGCATCAGATTAAAAAGTCTGAGGCTGATCGTGGTGCCCTGTTCGATAAGCGCGAAGACTTGCGCGAGATGTACTATAAAGATCCCGGCGGGTATGACGCAACGGTACCTTGGAAGGGCGCAGCGGATATACATTTACCCGTTATCATGGAAAAGGTAGAGATGGCTGTGCCAAAAGTGATGTCGGCCTTGTGGAGGGCCGATCCTTTTGTGCAGATCACTGCCCCTGGTGGCGTAGATGTAGACATGAAATCTATCAAGAATATCGAGCGGTTCGTCTCTTGGGCGTTCCGTAATGATATTCCTGGTTTCTACCGTACTCTTGAAAACTATCTGCGCAATATGTTCATTGACGGGACTAGCGTGGGCAAGATCCGGTGGGAGCGGACATGGCGCAGGGCTATTGAGGTGCACACCCTCCGTAGCATGTATATGCCGGGAGACATTAATCTGCTGGGTGAGCAGATCCAGGCCCTAACCCCAAAGTCTCCAGAGGAAATGCTGTCGGAGATTTTTGGACTTGGCGACTACAAGAATACCGTCATTGATGTCAAACAACTTGGAGAGGACGAGTATGCAGTTGAGTTCACTGAGGACCGGCGCAAGCTCAAGGCGAGGGCACAATTCCAAGAGAGCGACAAAATCGACGAGGTAGACATTAAGGTATTCCGAAACGTCATTGAACGGGATAGCCCCGTCATTGAACTTGTCGAGCTAGAAGACATTTATCTGCCGTATCGCTCTGCGTGTTTACAGTCCGCTGATTGGGTTGCGCACAGAACGTGGTACACTTATGATGAAATTAAAACGCTGGTCGATAATGGTGACTGGAAGCTGACGAAGGCCGAGCTAAATGCTCTCAAGGGGCTGAAGCGTAATGCTGACCCCGAGAGCAAGTCCGCCGCATTACGAGATAAGGTCATCGGTGAAACCGGCAACACGGGGACTGAGCTTACAACTAAGGATGGAAAGATTGACCCCAACCAGATTATGGTTTGGGAAATCTATGTTCGGGATTATGTGGATGGCGATGATGAGCCTATTGATGTTATTTACTTCTTGCCAGATGAAATCCGAAAGATCGCAGGAGTAGAGTATCACGACGAAACCTTCCCGCATGGCAAGAGGCCCTTCATCAGTTCTGTGTATATCCCGGTTCCCGACCGCTTCTACGGCATTGGCATGGCTGAAATTCTGTACGCTATTAACCTTGAAGTTGATAACGTCATGAACAACACGGCCAATGCCATGGCTATCAAGACGAATCCCTGGTTCCTCTACAGCAATCTTGGCTTGGCCAGTAACGATCAGCTACTAGATGGCATTGCTCCAGGTATGGGAGTTGCTATTGCTGACCCAAACAGTGTCGTCTTCCCCGCCTTTGCCCAAGAGCCGCTGGCCAATTTCCATACATCTTTCCAGACCCTGCTAGGATATGCTGACAGGCTGACCTTCAGCCCGAGCATTGGAGGCAGTAGCAACTACCGTAATGCTCCGCGTACTGCGAGGGGAACTATGGCTTTGATGGATGCGGCTGAGGAGCATTTGTCCACCATTGTTGAGCAGTTGCAAGCCAATGCTTGGAAAGAAATGATTGCCCAGGTAGTCCCACTTTATGGCCGTTTCGTGAGTATTGACAAGTGGTATAGCGTCACTGGTGAGGATGCCCCCCGCCGAGTGAGTCCCAAGGATCTGCGCAATAATTATCTGTATGAGTTCACCGGGTCGCTGACTAGTGTTAATCGTGACCAGCAACGCGCCCTGGCTGCGCAGAGGTACATGAATACGTCAAATGACGCCCTGTACCAGTCTGATCCCCACGCCGCTCAGGCGAGGCTCAGGGACTATCTCACGTACATGTCAGATAATCAGAATGTTGACCATCTGATTCCGAAGCTTCCTGGCGAGGGCGGGTATTCCCATCCCCCGATGCAGCAGGAGCATGAGATTCAGGCCATGCGCATGAACAAGCCGATTGATGTGCTGCCTATTGACAATCACCAAGAGCATCTGGCAAAAATTGATGCGTTCACAAAATCCGCTGCTTTTGAGGAGTTGCCTCAGCATACTGTGGCCCTTATCGCGCAACATAGAAATCAGCACGAAGCACTGCTCAGGCAGCAGATGGCCATGGCCCAGCAGGGACAGCAGATGCAGGGCGGTACCTCGCCAAATCAGGCCCCCACACCGGGGGTTCCCCAACAGGGTAATCCTGCTATGGGAGGGGAACTTAGCGCACTTGAAGGAGGTGCTGTGTAATGCAGGCCCTGGAGTTTGTCAACTATCTATCTGACGCACTGGGCTGGGGTGCAGTGTCCACTATCGAGGGTACTTTGCCCGATGAAGTGCGCAAACTGATTCGCGTGTGTGACGCTGTACTTGGTAGCGTGAGCAATAGTGGCCATGTTCCCGAGCTACGGAAGCAGGGGGTACTGTCTTTATCGGCCATTACTGACGAATATCAGGCTGGCGTGACCTACGGCAGCACCGCAGTAACTAGCTCCGACAATCCATTTACGGCAGCTATGGTTGGGCGGGCCATTCAATTTGGCAGTGATACTGTACATTATAGAATCGGGGCCTTTACTAGTGCTAGCCAGATTACTCTGGACCGTGCATACTTGGGCGACACTGACGCGGACACTACTTTGTTCATGGGCCAGGATACTTACGAACTGCCGTCTGACTTTAATGAGCTTTTAAGCAAGCGAATGATTAATCTTGTCACTGGAACTGAGGTAGAGGAGATTGATCCAACGGAAATGCGGGCAAAAAAGCTGGCGTATGGCTTGACTATTGATGGACGAGAGCCGTATTATATTACTATTCACGGCAAAGCTACGGATAATTCTGTGCGCTTGGCCCACATTGACTGCTTCTGCGGCCAGATTTACGCGCTGGAGTACGAATATGAGGCTAAACACGCTAAGTTAACGGCTGATGATACGGAAGTTTTCTATCCTGAGCACATGTTCTTGGCCATAACGGACAACATCATCGCCCGAGTTATGCGAGATCATGAACAAGCCCAGACATCTGGCCAATTAATGCAAGATGCGGCGCGAGAAATGGCCAACGCCCGTAAGTCTAACCTGAATGGACAAGATAAACTGGCATTTAAACCCGCGCTGCGTACACGCGGCAAGTATCGGAGGCGGTAATGTCCCGCAGATCCGAAAGCAAGCTGACTATTCGTGGTGATTTTGCCTCTACTGGTATAAACATGACGGCATCTCCGTCTATTATGCCGGAAAATGTACTGAGCAAGACTACTGATGCGTATTGTGATCTTAAGGGTATTCTGCGCAAGCGGCCAGAATTTGTTCAGTGGGGCCAGACGTTATATTCTCCCACACAGATTGATAAATCGGATTCACCAGCGCAGAGTGTGGCGTATCAACTAGCAGTTAATGATGACAATATAACTAATCCAGATTCGAATGATGGTGGCGCGTATGCATATCAAGAAAACTATGGCTATGTCAAAGCCTACGCCTACTATTCCACGGAAGAAAACAATATTCACTCTAGTATGTTTATTGGTATTCCTTCCAACCAAGAGCTATCTGCTACTAGGAAGAAGCTTACTTTCTTGATGTCGTTTCAGTCGTCTAGTTTAACTAAGGCGGCAGATCCAACATTGGGTAGCGGAATAATGTTTGCTTTCCAGGCTAATTCCAATAAGCCGCGCATGTTCGCGCTAACCAGCTCTTCGCTGTGGTACTTTAATAGTGGTGGCACCCCGACTGAGCGGGACTTGGGCGTAACACTAGATGATTCAGCTCCGCATACTCTGGCTATCTCTATTGACACAAATGAGCTGGCGACTATTACTGTAGATGGTGCTCAGGTTGACCAGTTTACTTGGACTGATTATTATGGAGGACTCTTTCTTTCTACTACGTATCTTGCCATGGTGAGAGCGGGCAATGCCGGTATGGCTTCTGGCGACTATATGACCATGAAGATCGGTAACATCATCATTCGTGACGAGGAGTTTGATGATGGAATAGTGGCGGAAAAAGTCAATGATATTCATACTTTTGATAACCTTGTTCCTAATTCTTTTGATATACGTAGACGATTGCTTGCTGTGACGGATAAGAATTTGTGGATTGACCATACGTACAGTAATTTGTGGGTACGTTTTGATGACCTTATTTACAACCAAAGTCAATTATTCTCATTTCGTGGTGACCTCTTTTTAATTAATAAGGCCGAACAGGATACTGATACTAGACTTTTTAAAATCACTACCGATGGTTTGCAAGAACTAACTACCGCACCAAATATTAGGTTTGGACTAGAGCATGACGCGAGAGTGTGGGGGTTCGGAGATTATGAAAAGCCTGGGAGGCTCTACTTTAGTGGCGATAGAAATGCGAGTATCTGGATGGAAGACGATCCTCTGGATGCTGGTTTCATTGATATTCCACTTGCTGATGGGGAGCATGTTACCGCTGCACGTTCATTTACTGGTGAGCTTATTGTTTATACTACTCTGGCTAACATTTGGCGAATTTCAGGTGCGGGAGGTGTCACCGAGTACAGCCGCGCCATGTTCAAAGAGAACATCGGAGCATACTCGCAAAGAACGGTATCCCCGGTAGCCAATGACCTGTGGGCTTGCGGCCCTGATGGTATCAGTGCGCTAACGGCAACTGACCAGTACGGCGACTTGTTGTACGCCAAGGTTTCGCTGCCTATTCAGGGTCTGTTTACTAACCTTGGTCGGGATACGGCAGATGTTAATACTGAGCCGGACTATGTTGGCCTAACATATAATCCCGCTAAGGGGCTGGTATACCTATCCTTTTCTGATACCGATGATACTGGATATAGTAGTCGGCTCTTTGTAACTACGCCAGATGGGCAGAAGTGGTATGGGCCGTGGGAGATTAATCATACGTGCATGGCCATGGCAGCAGTCGGGTTCCCTTTTGAACGTGCTTTGATGATAGGTAATAGTAGTGGCCAAATCTTTTATGATGCTTTCTTTGAGGATGATACTGCTACTATCTCACTGGAGTCTGCTCATATTAACGGGCGCAGCATTGACCCTAAGATTATGTCTATGAAGAAACGCTGGTCCACCATGCGCATCCTGCATACCCCTAGGGGCAAATGGGACATGACGGTGTATTGGCGCGTTGACCATGATCCATGGAAGTCTAGGAGTATCACTCTGCTACCCTCTGAGCTAGACGCTATCGGGGATGACTGGGAGGTAGCAGACTCTGTAGTGCCTAGCGAATACACAACCTGTGTTGCAGAGTTCCCCCTGGATTGTCGGGGGCGCGAAATAAAGTTCAAGCTGGAATTTAGTGATGCCAGCATCGGATTAATTGGGTGGGAGATTGACCACATCGTTTCCGGTAATGAGGTAGATTAATGGCTTTTCCAACGCTTAGTACGTATTCAGACGGCGAGACTCCTGCTGACACCAAACTAAACGAGATCATTAGTGCGGTGCAGGCGGCATTTGCTGCTGGAATTATCGGGGCTAACATAGCCGATCCTCTGGTTATGCAGGGCGACATCGACATGAATGGCTATAGCCTGAACAACTTTTCTTCTTTGAATAAAGTTCAGGTTGTTAATAGCTCATTGTCTTTGGATACTGCCATTGCTAACGCAGCATCTAGTGGTAGGGTTATTCTTATTGAGCCTGGATATACTGCCACTGCTGAAGACATTGATGTTAGTCTTAGTAATATTACTATCTTGGGGTATGGCCATTCTTCAGTAATTAATGTGCCAAATACGGCTACATATGGGATTAATGTTACGGGCGACAACTTTCGTATGGCCAATTTGCAGGTGACCTCTGCGCTAGCTGCGGCGGACATTGTTGATATTTATGGATCAAATAATACTATTGTTGAAAATTGTTATTTTAATGGTGTAGGTAATCTTTTAGTTATTGACTATACTACTGAATATATAGTGATTAAAAATAATATCTTTAATGGTGGAGTAACTTCAACGGACTACGGGCTTAGTATTAAAAATGCTGATAATGCCGTTGTTTGTGGAAATATTTTTGATGGATTTAGTGCATTGTCCGCGCTTAAAGCCACTATTACTACTGATACTAATGGACTAAAAATTGCTGATAATGTTGGTTATGATCAAGACATGAGTATTAATTTTAATAGTGGCCTTGGTGTTACTGGATGCAGCATCACTGGAAATAACTTTCGAACTTTTCTTGGTGAGCAGCTTGACGATTTTATTATCAGTGACAATAATTTTACTACTGATTTTACAGCAACGTCCTGCGATGGTGCACGAATTGTTGACAATAGAGTTGGCGGAGATATGCTAGTAGATGGCACTTCCTCGACTTGTGTAATTTCTGACAATACTGTTGAAGGTACTTTTGAGCTGGGATCTTCGGTAGCTACACAAATGTTCTCTAATAACGCCATTATTGGCGCATCAGATTTCAATGCTTCTGACGTATACGTTTGTATGGGCAATTACTTTTACGGCGCAACTACTGGCCTATTGGCCTCTGTGTCGGGCGTGTCCGGTGTTCCTGATGGCACTACCATTGATGTTACTGATGCCAACTTCTTCGGGAACCCAGGAACGAGTACGTAATGAATTATAGGCTGATGCGCACTGGGGAGGAAGAGGCGGTCAACCAGTGTATTGCAAGTTCAGGATATTACCTGCCCGTTGATGTTGGAAGACTTGGTGGCTTGACTTTAGTGGCCGAGGATAATGGTAAGATTGTAGCATGTATATGGTGTGCGATATCTGGAGAGATTGCTTTCTGTGATTACTTAGCGGTGAGTAGGGAGTACACGCACACTGGCGTAGGAATCTATTTGCAGATTAGATTACGCCGTGTGTTGAAAGAACTGGGAGTCCGGGTAATAAAGTTTTGGGTGCACCGAGCCAATGCCGAGGCTTTAAAGATGCACGAAAAGTTTGGCAGTTTGCTAGAAGAAAACTATGTACTTGGCGCGTACATCATAGGAGATACCCATGGGGTCTAAGAAAGAAGAACAAAAGCAGCGGACCTTTCAAAAGAAGCCAGAGGAACGAGCCTTTGAGCAGTGGGTGCGTGACCAAGCGATGAAGTATGGTGACCAGCTTACCCTTGGTGATTTGGCTTCTACTGGTGGCGACTTCCGTATTACCGAGGACATGGAAGCTCTGGTCAATCAGGCTGTGGGGGGACAGGCCGATGTCGCCAAGCGAAATCTGCTGGCTAGTCAGGCTGACCAAGAGAGATTGCTGCGGGCTAATCTGGCCAAACGGGGGCAGACAGATTCCAGCTATGAGGGCATTAGCCAAGCTACGCTAGGGCAGGAAACCCTGCGGCAGCTGGCTAATATTGAATCACAGCGAATGTCTGGTGGAGCAGAGGCACTGATTAATCTGTCTAATCAGGGGGTGCAGAGCAGGCTCTCTGCTAATCAGCAGTTACTGGCCGCGCTTACTGGGATGGCTCCCGCGTCTATGGGTATTGCTAACCAGTTCGCTTTGGGTAATTTTACTACTCGCGCCGAAACTAAAGACCCGTGGGGCACTGCGGCTAGTTTTGTCCCTGACATTGGTATCGGTTAGGATATTAATATGGCTGATAAAAACCAAAAGAGAGCATCTGCTACTGAAGCCTATGAAACTGGCGGCAACATTGCCAAGAGGAGGGCGGAAGTTAATGCGGGTCTAGTGACTAAGATTCTTGATTCTGTGTCAACAGACGAAGACAAGATCGCGCTGCTCAAGGAAATGGCTACAGTTAGCCCCGAGATTCAAAAGAATTTGCGTGAGCAGGTGAACGCCACTCAGCAGGTTGCTGAGGAAACTAAGGCCGAACGCGAAGAGCTAAAGGCGCAAAGGGATACTACTTTTTGGGACGAGGTTAAAAGCCCCAAAGGTATTATCGCTGGTGTCGCGGCTCTTGGTGCACTCGCCAGTGGGCAGGCTCCGCTGGCTGGCAAGCTCGCTGTAAGTGGGCTGAACGCCGCCGCAAATAGGGCAGACTTTGAGAACAAGTACCGGCAGGAGCAGGTGTCCAAGTCTAGGGACCAAGAACTTGCCGCCCGCCAAGCGTCTATCCAGGCTAGTCTTGGCGAAATGGGAACGATCTCTAATATGTATGTGGCCCTGACCGGCCAAAAGAACGATGTTGCTATGGGGGTTCTTCGCTCAATAAACGAGATGGGAACCGATGCTGCCCAAATGGCTTTTACCGCCGAAGAAAATGCCTTGGCCAGAAAATTCGGCGTGGACAGAGATGCTACTCTGCAAGGATATGAACTAGAAAAGCTGCGCGTTTCTGGAGATATTACAGAAGAGCAAATGGCTCTGGCGCAGGAGTATGACTTAGATAAGATTGATGTTAATTTTGAAAACAGCATGTCTATGGCTGAGTTTCAAAAGGCGGCGCAGGAGGAACTGCAACTAAACGACCAAGAGTTCCAGGGGGCAGAAAACGCTTTCCGCCGTGCGCATGAAAGCAACTTGCAGGGGCAGCGGCTAGAGCATGATACGTTCATAAATGCTCTGGAAAGGGAATTGAAGCGGGAGCTACAGGGTAATGAACATGCCCAGCAGCAGCTATTGCAGGTTGGGGAACAGATTTTCCAGAGAGAAACGCAGGCCAGGAGTTTCCAAAATGGAATCTATATGCGGAAGCTTGATGCCGAAATAGAAAAAGAACTCATGCGTATGGGCTTTGATGAGGCAGATGCACAGGCCGCTAAGTCCTTTTATAGACAATTCCTTCTGAGCAACACGGCGTTAGCTGGCCAAATATTTCCCGACAATCCGCTTTTTGAGCAGGCTGTTGGCGTATCAGCAGAGAAGGTGTCCGCCGCTGCGAAAGAGTATAGGCTGGACACGACATCTTTTGAACTCTTTAGTGACATGGCCCGTGAAGCCTTTATGCAGGAAAACGCGGAAGGGCTAAAGGTCGCCTTGTATAGCATGGGGCTGGCCGATAGAATTGAGCCAGATGTTATGGCGGCAATAACCAAGAATTTTGATGATAGGTCTTTGGAAAAACTATATTACAATATGCTTCAGGATATGACTTATGAAAGCAAGGCTTTAGCAGGAAAACATCTGGGAGCAAATCCAAATGATTTTGCTGGTGCAATCGACCTGCTGATGCCCAAGTATGATCCTAACCAAATAGGGTTTAAAAATATTGAAAAGGCCGAAGAGCTGTACTCAAGTATTATAGCCGCAGCCGGTGAAGTGGGAACGTGGAACTTTGAAACAGAATCTGATGTAAAGAATTTCATTGAAAAGACGATTGGCGCGGAAGACATGAGTTTTCTGGTGAACAACCAAAAGCTTGGAGATATCATGGTATACCTCCGCACCAATGATTACAATGAAATGCAGCAGGATATAGTTAACGCGCATATGATGCTAAAGGGGTCTAGCGATTACGAGGAAGCCGAGCCGGAAGAGCGCAACAAAATGGCCGCGAAGGCAGCTATCTCTAATAAAACTATTATGAGGCAAGAGTACGCTGCCAAGGAAATTGGGCCAATGCTTGACAATGCGCGGGTATGGGCCATCGACACGCTGAGAGAGGCGGATGCTCGCTTCAACGAGGAAGCGGCTATTCAGCTGGTGGAGTACTGGATGCAGGCACTCCCGCCTGGAACTACTAAGGCTGAAGCAGAGAAGTTTTACCATGACCAAGTTACTACGCTTATCGATGCATATGATCCTAATGACTTGAGTTTCTTTAAAGAGACTGTCAACAACTTTGCTACATTAATTAAAGCTTCTCTTAAAACTAAGTTTTATGATTTTGACCTTAAGGGGTCTGACAGCACTTTCTTGCAAAAGAGTTTGGTTGAAAGCGCGGTCAAAGAGATCGAAAAAGAAAAAAAGCGAGGACGTAAGTAATGCCCAGAAATATTGATGAGGCCCGTCGATCTGCGGATCTGATTAATCATTTTTCAGGGACCAATACTTTTTATGCCCCATCTATGACGATCAGCGGTGGAGAGCTGGCCGACCAGCTGGCATCTAATAGTATCGCTGGTGGCGCAAAGTTTGGTAATGGAAAGCCCGCATCGGTTAGCCAGTATATGTCTAACAACGATGTTGACCCCGGCCTAATGGCCGCTTATTACGGGGCTGGAGAAAAAATGGTAGACCCCCAAGGCTTTTTAGGAAAGCTATGGGGCGGGGCAAAAAATGTCTTTGATCTTTTTGCAATACCACAGCAGATAGGATATCAGCTTCTTACTAGAGGGGACTGGCGCAAGGCTATTCCTGAATACTTGGCACCGGACTCCTGGGCGCAGGAAGGGGCCCACCACGAAGTTATTACAATGGCAGATATTGTCAATGACCTTAGTGATGATAGGTTAGAAGAATGGTATAAAAAGCCCGGCATCGGTAATATGGCTGGGGAGTTTTTACTTAAAGCCACTACATTTATGGGTGACGTTTTCACCGATCCACTTACTTATGTTCCAGTGGCACAAGTGGTTAAGGGCATGTCTAAGTCCTTGCCTTTAAGTGTGCAGGCCGAAGTTTCTGGTAGGCTGGCCAGAAAAACGATGAAGCTGAATTACCTAACAGAAGCACACTCTGTGGCGCAAAAGTATGTAAAGGCATTGGAGTCTGAAGTTGCAGAAGCCGGAGGGCTGGAGGTAGTTGGGGAGACTCTGGCTGGAAGGCTGCGAAATGCACAAAAGCATTTGGCTATGATGGAGGAATCTAAAGAAGTCGCCACTATGGCCAAGAGCATTGATGATATTATGCTCACTAAAAGTGTGGTCCCGAAGACTGGGGCGCAGGCGGCTAAGGCCCTGGGCAAAGAGTGGTCGGAAGCGGACAGAAAGGCTTTTGCTAAAGAGTACGATAAGGCCAGAGAAATAATTGATAAAGAGCTGCATATCGAAGACGGTGTGGAGTTACATAACCGCATGAATCTTGGCCCTACTAATACAGAAAATTTTTCTGATGCGCTGGCCCATATTATTATTGGCACTGACCCAAAAAATATTCGCACAAGATTGGATCGTATCAGCCACTACTACGGCAACCTAAACGTCAGCCCTAATGGTCTTAGTTCTTCCAAGTATGTGCGCTCCTTGGATGCTGCCAAGCAGTTAAAGAGTTTTGACGAACATATTGCCAGAACTAAAAAGCAGTTGGCGGAAATGGGTGAGGCGGGCAAGCTCCCTAAGGGGGCTAAAAAGCCTGGAAAGAAGGCCAGTAAGGAAGTAAAGTCCCGGTATCAGTTAGAGCAGCAGCTAAAGAAAATGGAGAAGTCCAAGAAGAAAATTCAAGAAACTGGTGAGCCTATTATTGACTCTAACTATTCAAAGGAAACGCTGCCGAATAGTATGCGGCGGTCCCCCCTGGAAAGCGGAGAGTACGCCAAGGACCAGTTCGGCACTCAAGTGGGCCGTATGGTTGGGCTAAGCCTCAGCCCTAAAAGCTTTATGCCGATGCCGCCCTCTTGGCTGAGTAGTACCTTTCGTGAGCCTACACGGGTATATGCTGACTATGCCCCGGAGATGCGCACCCGCTTGATGAATGGCCTGTCCGAGTATAATTACTTTGTAAATTATACCAGGGAAGAGTCCTTAAAGATTATGGAGAAGGCCGGTATTCTTGAGAGGAATAACGCAAGGACTAGAGTTCTCAGCAAATTTATTCATGAGCCGGGTGGCACCATGAATAAAGAAAAGTCTAAGCAATTTGTTGAGCTTCTTAATGCTAAGTACGCTGGGGCTAATCCAACTGAGGACAGCATTGCCAAGGCTAACGCTAAATTTCAAGAGCTGTGGGACGCGGCTACTCCAGAGATGCGGGAAGCCCATGATGATATGCGGGCACTGTTTGATACGATGTCTATTAAACTACAGATGAAGCCGGAGGATTATATAGAAGGGTACGTGCCGCATCTGAGTGATTACGGGGCTAGATTTTTAGACACAAATTGGTTTAAAGACGGTAACCTACCGCCGGACATGGAGGGCCTGCCAGCTAAGACCAGAGTTTTCTTTGGTAACCTGTTGGAGCGTACCGGCACTGAGTATGAGATTACTGATATCGGGCATATTATGGATGTATATACTAGGGGAGCTGGGCGTAAGGCGTATATTGAGCCTATGCTAGAAGACCTAAAGTATATGTCCGCAAAGGTTGCAACGGCAGATCCAAAGCGAAGTTTTATTGTTGGGTATACTGATGACTTAATTAAAAATCTGCGGGGGGAAGCTTCCTGGCTGAACTCTCAGGCGGACAAAAGGCTGGGGCCAGAGGCAGCGAGTCGCCTTCGTGGGATGGCAAAGTTTGTGGCCTCTACAGGGTATTCCGCTGCGCTTACCGGCAATATTCGTTACCCAGTCATGTCCGTCCTTCAGGCCCTCAATACAACTGCTGCGGAATACGGCCCTCTTCGTGCCATGAAGGGGCTTGCTAAGATGATGAGTAGTGAGCACCGTGCTGTAGCAAAGGCCGCTGGTATTGACAGTGAAATTACACAAATTTATCATGGACTTAGCTCTTGGGCTGGACGGCTGAAAATGCCGGGAACTCCTGCTATCTCTGAAACCGAGTTCTTTATTCGTGGCCTTACTTATCACGCTGCTGTAGATGACGAACTTGTAAAGCTGGGTGTAAAAACTCTGGATGATATTACAGATGAGGGGGTGCGGCGCGGAGTTATAGCTAACGCTGCTAGGGCTACCGAAGAGCTAAACCATGTCTTTGGTGCCGTTGGTAAGCCAGTGTGGTTTAACAGGCTGTCCGCTACTGGGTCGTCTACCGTTACACAGTTCTTTAGTTTTCCTTTTAAACAGACTGAAACGCTGCTTGGCATCGGCATGGAGAACAGCGGGGCCTTTGTTGACTACCTGCGCATCGCCGGTAAGATGCAGTTTGCCGCAGCGCATGACCAGAATATTGATATTAAAGAATATGTTGGCATAGAGTACATGAAGGACTTCCCCAAGATGGCCTCAGGGGAACGGAAGTCCATTCCTGTTCAGGCTTTGATTAACATGAGCAAGTTTCTTGGGACGTTACCCAAGGCTGTTGACGGACTAGACTATGCTGAAGTATATGAGGCAAAGAAAGCCTTTTTCGATTCTCTTGAGATGACCATTCCCGGCGTAGTTGGCATTGAACAGAGGTTCCGCGCTGTTCAGCAGGCTGCGGCTTTCCAAAAGGGAGAGCAGGTCGCCGTGCGAACTAAGCGGAAGACTAACCTAGAAGCTGGACTTTCCGCTCTATTTAAGCCGGGATCTTTTACTGAGCATAAGTATGGGGAGAAAAAGTATAATACTTCTCAGGAAGATTTTGCCTCAATTTTTACTGGGATGCAGTCTGTCAAGGGTGCCATTGAAAGAAAAATTGGCACAAACATGTATCTTCGTAATCAACAAATCAGGAGTAGGCAGGCCGCGCTAACTGAGAAGATTTGGGATGAAGTGCGCACGGGAAGGTATGATCCTGTCACTGTCAATAAAATGATTACTGAGTTGCGAGGGCTTGGTATTAACTATAAAAACATAGATGATCTAAAAGATCGGTACACAAAAGTAACCTATGCGGCTAACATGGTTACTAAGATAAGGGAAACAAATCTGAGTACTCCAGCTGAAGCTGAGTACGCGAAGTACCTACGTTCAAAGGTTACTGGAGGTAACTAAACAATGCTGAAACGATTTATTCTTCTGACTGCGGCCCTCGCCATTGTTGCCTCTAGTGCGCTGGCCGTCACTGGCCCCCTTCGTGCGGGTGTAGCTACCGGCACTACGTCCGGGGTTAA